AAAATTGATTTTTTTGGCGGAACCCATGGTAATTTTTTAGAACTTATAATTAATGTTTTTGTTTGTCAACACCCTTTTGATTTTACCAAACCAATTTTTAACGATAATGGTGCCTGCCATTTAAAAAATCTTCAAGATAATTATAGACCTAGCGTTAAATCAGGACATTATTCGTATTCTAATAACCCATTCAATCATGATGATTTGGTTATTGAAATACATGTTGACCCAGACTGGATGCTTGCTGCCGTAACCAATTCATTGGTCAGAGCTGGCGATGAGGTGTTTGATTTAAAAGAGTTGCATAAAAATAGTATTAAAAAACTTTCTTCCTTACAAAAAGCCACGCATTTTTTAAAAGATTTAACTACGGAACACGGAATACAAGAAAACTATCCCAAAAATATAATAAGAAATTATTTTTATTCTAAATTTATTATGCCTGAACATGGCATAAACATGTTTAATAATTTTAAATCAACAACAAAAAAAATTATATTTCCGTTTGGTGCATTTTATTCAATTGAACAATTATGCATTCAATTAAATCAAATTGCTTTTTTTTTACAAGAAAATTTTTATCCAGATGAGAGACTTATTAAAGTTTTTAACGAATTTATTACATGCAATCAAGGGTACCGCAGTCAAATTAAATGTAATAATATTATAACTAATATTTTAAATAATACGTCAATGGATATCACTGACTGTAATCTAGTAGAACAAGCATGGATTAATTATCGCATAGCACAAATATTTCGTTGTTACGATCATCCATTGTTAATCAACGAAGATTATCCAACAAACACACGAGAAATATCTGCGGCTATATACAAATGGAAAAGTAATGATTATCCAGAATTAAAATAGTTTTTTTGGCAAAGCCTGCGCAGATACTTGTTTTTGCCACCGGTTTTTAGCTGAAGATTTTTTGCGTTTTCTCTCAGTGGTAGGTTTTTCGTAAAATTCTCTGTCACGTAGATCATTGAGTAACCCATCTTCTTGAATTTTTTTCTTAAATTTACGCAGAGCTTTGTCTACGTTGCCGTCTTTGACCAGTACTGTTCGACCGTAAAGCTTCATGAGTTTTCTTGTATAAGTGTCATAGGAGTATTTATCAGCTCTTTATTAATGACCACTTGTAGTATATTTTGTCTACGATAGCGCGGCAAATCAAACATGTGCGGCAACAATGCACGTTCTAATTCAGTATGTAGCCCTCTTGCACCGGTTTTTGTTTGTAGTGTGCGTTCTGCTATAGTATCAAGACTTTCAGCATCAAACTCCAGTGCAACTCCATCTTGATCAAATAACCACTGGTATTGGCTGATAAAATTATTCTTTATTTCAGTTAAAATATTGATTAGTTGTGGTTTTGTTAGTGCTTGTAAACTAACACAACTGCCAAATCTTCCCACAAATTCTGGGATCATTCCGTATCGTACCAAATCATCCGGAGTCACAGGTTCTGTTTCAATTTCAGAGCTATCACTAAAACTAGCACCGAATCCCATGGTAGTGCCTTGCACACGATTTTTTACCACTGAATCTAATCCTACAAATGCACCACCTGCAACAAACAATATGTTAGTTGTGTCAATTTCTACAGTATCTGCGGACGCAGACTTGCGATTTCCTTGTGTAGGTATTTTGCATTTAGTACCTTCAACTAATTTTAACAAAGCCTGTTGTACACCTTCGCCGGATACATCTCGTGCGACCGTGGCACTTTCGCTTTTTCTTGCTATTTTATCAATTTCATCGAGAAATACTATGCCACGTTGGCATCGTTGAACATCTCCGTTGGCCGCCAAATAAAGTCGACTTATGAGACTTTCTACATCATCGCCTACATATCCTGCTTCAGTTAAACATGTGGCATCAGCCACAACAAATGGCACGTCTAAATATCGTGCTACTGTTCTTGCCAATAGTGTTTTACCTGTGCCCGTTGGTCCTATCATTAAGATATTGACTTTTTGTATTTCGACTTTATCGTCAACATTGCTGATACGTTTGTAGTGGTTGGCAATGGCCACTGACAACACTATTTTAGCCGAGTCTTGCCCTACCACATGTTGATCTAAAAAATCTTTAATATCTCGCGGATTTAGTACTGCAGATTTTTCTTCTTTGGCCTTGGCAATTTTTTTTCTGTCTTTGAGTAGATTCTCGCAAAAGTCCACACAGGCATCGCAGATGGCTGCATTATTACCTACAATGAGTTTGACTACTTGATCTTTGTGTTTGGCGCAAAAACTGCAATGAACAATAGAGTCTGCCATGTTATGTGGGTTTGGAGTTTAATCTGTGTGCTATACCGTCTTTTTCGGACTCGCTCAATAAGTCTGGATCGTACTCTCCAGAATCAATTTTTTCTATTAGATGATCTATATATGCTTCATCATATACATAACTGTCACTGACATTTTTGTCAACCTCGATCCAGGTATTTCCATTGAACTTATATAATGCACTGGGCAGTCGATCAGTTCTCAAATACATGTCACCTTTGACTGCAGACACAGGAAATTCTGAGCCAAACCCTCGCATGTTACCTGCTGACTGTGGCAGTTCATTGTCTGCAGCAAGTACTAACTGATCTTGGTAATTTGGATGATAGTCAGAATGATTCCACGGTAATTCCTCTATGTGTCCTGCTTCGTGTAGTCGTTGATGTGCTTTAAGACTTTTACCTGGGTTTGCTTCTTTCCAGTTACGTCGAGCTTGTTTATCAGCTGGCGATATTTCAGTTGAAGCATTGTCAATAAATTCTATTGTGTTGCCGCTGGTAGCATCAGCTACATCGCAATTTTTGTTTGGACAGAATGGGCCTATGCCTGGAGCAATAATCAATGGTGTACCGCATTTGTAACATGGGTCAAGAGTAGGGTCAGATTCAGCAAATAATGAAGACGTAGTTACTGTATTTCCTGTGGGCACAGGAGCAGATTCTTTTAAAGACTCAATATATTCTTCTGACAACGACCCGTCGTCTGCTCTATATGCGGCCTTTTCTTCTACAGCGGGCAACTCCGCTGAAATACGATCTTCTTTTTGTTCTCGGGCCCAGCTAAAAGTCATCTGACTAGCCAACAACATGATAACTGCCAATGGATCAAACACAACAACAATAAGAATAATAATCCATGTTACTGCTTGTTCAAGCATTGAACTGTCCGGAGCGGTACCGTATATAAAGGCTGCAATGTATTTGATTGGACCAACTTCGGCTTCGACCTTGCGTACCTCTGCCGCAACAGGAGCTCTTTCTTCGTTAAGTTGTGATATTCTTTTCTGCGATTCAGTAATCTCTTGGTTAATACGACTACGGTCTTTTTGCTGGGCCTTTCGGATAGCAACTGCTTTGTCTGCACCTTTTTCATCTTGTGAGCGTGCCATAACTTGGTCCACTCCCTCATCAAGTTGTTTGAGAATCTTACGATTTGCATCTATATTTTCCTTTTCAGTTTTGATCTTTTCATCGTATATTGCTATCTTGCTTGCTACATCACCGCTGACCAAACTTTGATCGTTGTGTGCTTTTGAAAGAAATCCAAAGATACCCATTGAAGTAATCAACATCAGCACACACACTGCGGTAATCATGTAGTATTTCATGAAGCCAGGAGCACGTTCCCAGTTGGCTTTTAGCCAACTTGCACATACAAGTTTACCAACTTCCAATGCTGACCCCATAATGACGATGGGTATTGCGGCCGCGGAAAAAATAGCAGTTAAGCCCACTACCGAGTAGTAGATTGCCACTGCTGATATCGTTAACCCAGTTATTAAAAGTAAAAATGCCAATATCATAAGTTAGTATTTACCGTAATTTTAACTCCATACTCGATGCTTTTCTGCGATCCATTCTGAACCATCGTATTCATCAATTTGCCACTCAACCTCTGCAGGAATTTCTACAATTTTTAATTTGGCATGATCGCCGTTGGCTTCTGCGCCCATGTCTTGAACTACCGTGACCAGTACGGGATCATCTCTGTCGATATCCCGTTCCCAGTATTCTCGATTGTTGACAATGATTTTGTAACCTTTTTTAGATTGAGTATCTCGATCTGGTTGTTCTTCTAAAGTAAAAGCAATACCACTGAGTGTTAGATATTTTATTTTGGCCTCGTGACTGATTCCAAATCCACCGTGCTGATCATTGATCACCACACGTCTGATTCCTTTTAGATGCCTTACTAGTTCATCGTACTCGGGATTTGGTTCTTCCTCCACAGGATCCATGTATTGTGACGCCATATCGCACATACAACTAAAACAGGTAGGACAGAAAGAAACTGGCAATATACCAAAGTTTCCTTCTACTCCACCTTCGTCATCTGTATATTCACAACTGCATACATTACAACGATGAGAGTCTGCTATCGACATGTTTCTAGATATTGATCAAATGTTGTTACTGCTTCATCAAACTCTAGTGCCCACACTTGGGCATAAATTATGCCATCTATGATAGACATGTCAAAAGGTATTACACCATTGAATCTAAAGTTTTCTGGAACATCAGTGGTAATTGTATATTCATTTAGATTTTTTGCTCTGTAGATCAGCGCATCGACCATGTCTTTAGTACTCATTGTGTGTCCTTTTATGATTTGTCAGACTTGTTTTTGTGATTACCACTGCTTCTGCCGCGGCCTTCAGACTCAATGATCCGAACAAATCCACGAATAAATTCACCACGCTTGTGTGGATCTAAAATCAATGCCGCCGAGCGTTTGATTTGTTTAGGCAATTTAATTGCTTTCGAATCGTAGGCCATGCATTATTCCCTAGTCATTGCTGCAGCTTCAGTGATCACTGCAATAAGATCATCCAAGGTGTTGCAGATAATCTTTGCATTTTTCCACTCGTCATCACTGTCTCGACCGCCAATTTCGACCATGAAGCCGTTGTCGTACATGTTCACAGTAAAGTTATCATTTACTTTTGCTAATTTATCATTGATTGTTGCCATTTTGTTTTTCCTTTAGTTGTTTATCTAACTCTTGCCAAGCTTCTTCTTCCTCGGGTGTTGATACCTCCAGAGGCGTTTTTTTGGCCAGTTGCCATGACCCGTTGCCAAGATCGGTCCATTCTATAGTATCGCCTTCTTTCCATCCTGCAGCTTCTAACAAATCAGGTGGAAAAGTTAGTATACCGTCTCCAGTTTCTGGATCTTCTTCCACAGTCAATGACCATGATTTTTTCATACAGAGTGTACTTTTTAAATAATTTGTTGTGCTAACATATACTGTACAAGATAATTGGCCCATAATTGATGATTATCTTCAGTGGGATGTTTTGATGCAATTTTATAATGCAAAGGGCATCTTATCAAGAAGTCTGTTAATTTGTCGGCGATAGGCACGTTTACATCAAGGTACCATTTCTTTTGTTCTGCAGTCCATAAATTATCATTTGTTAAAAATGTGCCATATCCAATGAACATGGGTATCTTAGATTCATGCACCGACCAATTCGTTCTTGAAAATTCTACCCAGTTATCTGGCAGATGATTTTTTAAAATTTTTATATTTTCTTCATGTGTGTTTGTAAAATTTCTAGCTACTATTAAACTAATATTTTTGGTAGAATCAACTATAGAAAGTTTTTCAAATAAAATTTTTTCATATTGTTTATATAAATCCGACATGGTATCAAATTGTATTTTTAATTCATCTATTGCATAATGTGTATCTCTTGTTGAGTCAGACAATACACAAATTATAATAATTTTTTTATACTTTAGTTGTGATATTAAATTTGGAAATCTAAGAGCCACGTCTACGATCCACCTATTTCCTGTGCCAGGATAAGCAATATTAATCCAATCATAATCATTTAGTTGATCTTTAATTTTTTTGCCATACACACTTTCTAAACGTTTTGGAGAGTCAGGTTTTACTGTAGCATGTATGCCGTCGATACTATCACCCCAAGTCCACGAATCGCCAATGGTCACCAACAGATTCTGTTTGTTCTGTATATCTTCATGTATAATTTTTCTGTTGTTGTCAACCCCACAAAATATATAATTTTTAAAGAAACCATCGTCGAGTTCAAGTAACATATCTTAAAACATCCATAAAAATACTATCCAAACTATCAGGCTAAAAATCCAATTAATAGCTCAATAATTATTGCCACAAGCGTTTGCATTTTAATAACTAGTGCTAGCTGTAAAACTGTATCCAGCGGTGATAAAATTTTTTATAATTTCTCTCCTGCGTCAAAGCCACGGAATCTAACAAACCTTGGAAATCTCAAACTGTATGATCCGTCTTGGTTTTGTGTAACTGCGTCAGCTTGCACTTCAACCACTCGACCAAGTAAATTGTTCCTGGCATGCCAATACTGATCACGATCATCATCAGACAAACCACTACCAACATTAACACGAATAGTTCTATCATTGTCCACTCCTTCACATATTATAGCACCCACCCGGCCAGCATTGCGACCAGTACCTTCTTCAAATCCTGTGATATTGAGGTCTACAGTTATTGTGGGTTTCCATTTCATCCAGGCACTTGTACGTTTACATTCATAAGGTGCATCAAGATCTTTGATCATAATGCCTTCGTAGCCTTGCTCCACTGACGCTTCAGCAAACCGACGCATAACATCATGCCCTTCGGCAGTGTCCAACTCCACTGTCATACCCGGCATGATTCTAACACAATCAGTGTTGTCAAGTTGAGGTTTGAACCGCTCAAGTATTTCAAGTCGTTTGGTTTGATCTTGTTTCCATATGCCTTCTCTAAAATGCGGTAGTGGAACAATATCAAACACATGATAGATCATGCCTTCGGTCTTTGCATCACTCTTACGATGTGCTTGTCGCATCAACAACTGAAAACTCTCGCCCACAATCTCACCATCAAACACATAGCCGCGGCCGCCGCTCAAATCCACACTTGGCAATTTATCTAAAATTGGCAGTAGTGCATCTGCAATCTGTGGAAAGTTTTCAAATGGCTTGCCGTTGCGACTAAACAGATTCACAGTATTACTGGTCACTACTGCCAACACACGCACACCATCTAACTTGACTTCAAGACGTTTGGCGCCTCGAAGTTTAGCAGGATGATCGTTTGAATCTTGTGCCAGTTGGCAACTGAACACCGGAATACGCCAGTTGGTTTTGCCTAACACTTTGTTCAGTGTTTTTTCACTGATGCCACAGCGTAGATCTTTGATTATGACTCTGCGACACAATTGATTCCACTCGTCACTGTCAAAATCTTGACTCATACGTTCAATTGACTCCTTGGCAGTATTGCCAGTCACAGTACGGAGACGTAGTGCTTCTAATAGACCCCAGAAACTCGGCCAAGGATTGAGCCGTCCAGTCAGTCCTGTTGTTTCAGGAACTTGTCTTACTCCAAACACATAGAATGGATTGTAGGCTTGATAGCAGTTGAAAAGAAAGCATTCGGCATTGGCACTGCCTAACCGGGCAGCCATCAGTGCTTTTTCAATTACTTTTTCTTTGTGTATTCTGCTGTCAGAGCTTTCAAGATCGCGGATCCAATCTGCCGCCACGCTAAGTCCTTTGAATTTTTCATCGGAGAAATCTACTCCAATACCGTCGAGACTCATATATTTACGCTTTCCTGAAGCTTGCATAAAGGCAGGCATTATCGTATGGTCACTTGGCCAATGACTGCACCGGGCTTTTGTAGCGCGGCATCTCTACGAGCTTTGTATTCCTCGTTGTCAACTGGCAACAGATTTACAGTAGTCACTGCGGATGGTGATGGTAATGGTGCAGCTGCCACTGGTACAGGTGCCGGAGCAGGTTCAGCGTGGCTCATTGGACGTGATTTAATCTGCGGTTGTACCTCACGATCCAACTCGCGTTGTAGTGCTTCATCTGAGTCATTGCTTTGACTTTGTTGTTGTAGTCGATCTTTCAACAATCTGTTGGCATCTCCAACTGGATAACGCACCAAGATAAATGTTCTGTAGTTACGATTTTCGCTGACAACTCTTGCATCTTCGATTCTGTAGCCAGTCATTACTGTATTGGCAATGATTTTCTTCACAGTCAAACTGGTCTTGTCTGTGACCACTGATCCTGCATTGTCACTCTTTTGTTGCTTGACCATGGCATTCAANGCACCATTCAGTGTGTCTGCCAGTTTCATTTGACTGTCTAACACTGCCTTCTCGCGACTCATNGCCAGGTCGGAACTGTAGCCTGTGCCAGCAAACCAAATATAGTCGTCAGTGGCNGCNGGTGGCTTGATATACCAGTTAGGCAAATCAATTGTGAGCGGACTGTCTACCTTGCCAGCGGCNGCAATTGTTTGATCCTTGGTCACAGGAGGTGTCGGCGACGGAACAGTGGCCGTGTTAAGTGGAACGGTTGTGGAACAACCTACTAGGGCCGCAACTGCGGTAGCAATAATTAGACGTTTCATGATTTCTCCTGTGGATGTGATCTAATAAACTAATTGTAACAGACTCTTTACCATTTGTCAACCACTTGCCATTCGTCGTCACGAATTCGGCAAATGATACCTTGTCTTTGTATGATATCTCCCACGCCAGGTTCGGTTTCCATAAACCAACGACAAAAAGTATTGCGATATTCAAATCTACGCGGATAAGTTGGATGTGGTGTAACTTCACTTTCGCGAATTTGATCACCAATCTTTACTGCATGGGTTCGAGCAATGCTTTGGTCAGTGCAAACCATGTCTTGTTCCACACTTACGGAATTTACACCAGATTGAGTTAGAAATTTTCTACGACTGGAATTTAGTGCTTGAGTACACAATGGATCTGTATTTGCAACTTTGGGCCCAACTGCTTCACCTTCGATGGTGTGCCATTCGCCGGCAACCTGAGCACGGAAGTTTACCACACATTTGTTCTGAGTATCACTAACCGGCGTTACTGTTTTTTGTATGTTGGCAATTGCAACCATTTGGTCTTGGACCTTGTTGTTCATTGCAATACGACTGTAGCAGTCAGCTGACGCTGAATTTGCAAACAACACAGCAACGATTAAAGATAGCCTGCTGGACATGTTGACCTCAACCACCAAATGGTGTTTTTAACATTGTTGACCCACTGCCGATCTTGTGCAGTTTCGGGCCAACCTCGACGACTGGTTTGGAATATAGCAAACTGCTGTTCCAAATAAGGAATTTGTGTTCTTGCAGTGGCGCAAGTAGGAGGACCATAACTGACTGGCACCTGCGGAACTGTGGTGCATCCTACAACTGCCACTGCTAAAAACACTGCTAACATTTTCATTTGTGTTACCACGAACTATTATAAAATACTCGCATGCCCATAAACAACTCATATCGAGCAGTCTTGATAAATTCCAAATCTTGTGGACGATAGTACTCAGCTGAATCGTCTCCAAAGAAGAATCCTTGTGTTTGCGGTAGTGCATTGTCTAACACATCTTGTTCGAGATTATCTAAATCTTCTCTAAACAATTCTAATTCATCCCCATTGAAACTGCCTTCGTTGCCACGCCGGTTCCAAAGTTGGCGCATCCATCCATGGAGGTTGGGATGTTTACGCCAGTAAGCCAGCTCTCTGGGTTTGGTAACATTGGGATTTTCTGCTTCGTTGTTGATGTATTCAGCACCAGAGTAAAACTCACTGTACTGTCCTTGTTTCACTGCCGCATAGGCATACATGTCTAATCCCATGTTATTCTCCTTTTAAATTCTTAATATAATTAATTACAGTAGTGGCTTCAGGAAATCCTTGATCTTGCTTGCCACGCATGATAGCAGCTTCTAACTCTCGGGCCATAGCTTGAACTGCTGTAAAATACACACCCAACTGCACACGAGTCAATTTCATGTCTGCTCGATATGTATAAACCTTTTTGGGTTCATCCATTACAGGGCTCCAAGATAAGGACTGTAGATTTCATCTTCGTGTGCCAGTGGCCGTTCTGCTGGCACCACAAAATCAAATGCATATTCGGTATCTACTACACTGATACGAACACAACCAGGATAGTCTCGAGTGAGTCTGTGATAGATACTACGAGCCTGTGGCTCACTACACTCAACAAAAAGAGTTCCGTTATAAAAATCTGCACGGTCCGACAAGCCCAACACTTCTGTGACCTTGTTTAATACAGTTGATTCAAATATCATTTTTAACTCCTGACAATATCAAAAATACTTTGTTGCAAACGAGCCACGTCTTCACGTTCAACATAAAAATCTGTGGTTGGGTCGTAGTATTCGCCGGCTTTGGGATCGTAGTACAGGACCTGACCATTGGGGTAATGGAAAGGACCTTCAAGTCCTGCACGAGGACCGTAGTTTTTATTGTGCTGAAAAACGTGATAAGCCATGTTGGTTCCTTGGTTTACATTGACCAGTAAGTTTCTGAAGCTGGGTTGCAACACCACGGAGTGTCTGCATCGATTGCGACAGGCTTGCCTGTCATCAAATTCTTAACAGTTACCTTGGGAGCGCGGTAAGTGTCGCGGGCAACAATGTTCAATTCGTTTTCACTCCACCCTGCTTTGCGGCAAAGACGAGTGCGAGTGGCCTTTGCGGCACCAAAAGTTTTGTATGCACGGGTCCGGTTAGGACCGTCTGTGACAATAAGACCTGTACCTTTTGAAACAATTACGTATGACATTTTGAGCTCCTTAAACCAAGTTGACCTGAAACTGAATATTTTTGGCAATCATTTTGTAGTCATAAACTCTTAACTGGCTCCCATAACCCTGAAGCTTATCCCGGGCAATTACTTCCAATGCTTGCCAAACTGCCACACGTTGTTCAGTAAAACACATTTCTGTCATGCCTTGAACTGTGGTATGAAACCCCACACCATCAACGATTATACGGATTTTTTGGCTGTTTTTTAGGCCTTGGATTATGGATTTTCTACGCATTTTTGGGCTCCTTTTTTCTTACTATGCTGTTATTATAGCAAAATGGGTGTTTTTGGTCAACCTTTGAGTGTTGTTTTTACGCAACACTACTGTTCCATGGCTCTGCGTACTATGATTTCTTGCTTGGAAAATGCCTGAACTTCCCAAGGTTGTTGTAGGTATGGATAATTTCTATGATAGAATTTACCATTCCACTTTTTACCATTGCGAGTCACTTTTAACGTGCCTTTGGCAAATTGAGCTACATGAGTCAATTCGTGAGCCAGGGTAGCACCTAACTCCCATAAATTTTTCACAGGCTTCAGAACAACCAAATAAGTGTCAAGTCCAGACAACGGAACAACAGTTCCTAAATCTTCTAATTCTCGATCCAGTTTGATATGTAGGAATTTTTTACTCTTTGTGAGTTTTAATTGCTCCAACATAGAGGGCAAGAGTGATTCAACGAATTTTTTGATTTTAGGACTACCTTCAACGTAAAATTCCATTTCAACTCCTGTTTTCTTTGTATGCTGTTATTATAGCTGATCAGTGATTTTGTGTCAAATTGGGTGTTGCGTTTTTACAACAGTTTTACTACCAGTCCTACTGTATAAATTACCAGTATTGTGGCGTTGATCACTATCAAACTGGGTTTACGCCACATGATGGCCACAACCAGCCAAATTAGGGTGCCAACGTTGAGCAATATAGGACCCAGTGGATAATAGTTGAGTGAGGTAAACAGGGCTCCTACAATGCAAACTGCGGTAGCCAACCATTCTAAATAAAAGTCTAATTTACGATTCATGCAGCAATTATAGCATGAGGCGATTTTGGTGTCAAATTGGTGTGTTGCGTAAATGCAACACTATGTGTTTAGCCCTTTGGCCCAGTGGGTATGTACCACAGGACTAGCCACTGCCTGTGCTGGTGTATAAGTGGACGGTATCAAATTGGCAGTAGGGATAGCAGGAATAGGATTGGCAGGTATGGTGTTGTTTGTGGTCACTCCGGCATTTCTCAACGCTACACTATTACGACCTTCACGCAAGGCGCCCACTATACATTGACCAGTAAATGTACTTAGATCCGCTACCCCTTCAAGATACTGACTCATGCCGCCTTGATCAGTGTCTGTGGCATAGGTAGGCAAACTATAAACAAAACCAAAAATACTGCCTTGTTGGTTTGCAGTTTGTTGACTGAAATTTATATTGGCCTGGTACTGAGAATACTGTTCGTTTGAGAATTGATTGCCCATGCCATACCAGTTGTTGTTCATTGATGTGGTCTGCGTGGGATAACTTACAATCAAGTTAGCAATATTGGCCTTTGCACCAGGAATTAGTGCAGTATTAAAACAAGTGTCAGCATCTGTATAAATTCCAGCATAAGGTGTACCAGGTGGGATTTCAATTTCATTGGTATAAGGAGGATTTGGGTTGGGAAAGTCATACACTCCAGCAACAACATTTGCCATTATTTCATAGGTAATTTGCAAACCACTCACATTCATTGTGGCAATGTTACCGATAGCTCCTGCTATAGGATCAGTATACCCAATGCCCGACGGTACACCTATTGAATTTACAATGTTTGTTTGAGCAGTTGAATAACTGCCTTGATTGAATGTTGATGTATAAAAAGCTGTAACATTGTTAGGAACTGGTTGGGTTAATCCTTCTACCAATGGTAAATCTTTTGTGGTTTCCATTTGTGAAATTACATTGGCCATAACAGGCAATGGATTATTACTGATTCCAGCAATTTGTTGTAGGGCCACACCCAATGCTTTATTAGCCAAAGCTTGATCTGGCGGTATTATTTGTTGTAGTCTATCTAATGTAATCATGTTGCACCTGTTAATACATAAGACGGTAATACTCGGGTCAAGCTGGTGTTCACTGCTCCAGTAGCATCAACATAGATAGGATATGTGTCTGGTCCAAGTGGCACAGTTAAACTTTGAAAGCTAGCAGGAAATAACTTTACAGGGTTTAACAAATCTGCCATGGTTGCAATTCCTACAGTTTTTACATTTAAGATAGTTAAAATTTGTGCAAGTGTATCTCCGGTGATCTGTGTCATTGCAGTGTACATTAGTTTCTGATCTGAATCTACGACACTTATAGTAGGATCAGACAAGTTTACCACAACATCTTGTGATATGCCTGCCAACACAAATGCTATACTAAGTGCAGGTAACACTCCTACCACTCGATAAATTTGTTGCACAAGAGCCAATGGACTGCCAAGATTGTTTAAATTACTGGTGTCAATCAATTGACCAAGATTGGTCAGATCCCGACCAAATGCATTGGTAGCCAAATTGACAGCACTGACAGATCCAGTGATCATGCTGTTCATGCCAGTGAATGTAGCACCTAAATAAGTTTGACCATTAATGGCACTGTTTACAAACGTAGCCGTTTGAATATTATGCCCTTGGGCTTGGCTTAGTGTTTGACAAAACTTGCTGACATCACCTTCACCAAGAATTTGATTTGCAGAATATGTAAGCAAACTAGTAAACCCAATGATATTATTGCCTACCTGTGCGTCTGCATCAAGATTAGAGACGTAGGTAAAAGGAATTGAGTCAGCCAATGCTGGACAAGAATTACTGGCCAACACGTTTAGTTCAGCAATGGTTGTATTACTGATTGTTGAAGTAGCAATGGCATTGCCAATAGTACCCAACAAAGCATTAATCAGTGTCACGTTACCGTAACTAGCAATGGCATTGGCAAATACTGCATTTACGGCCACACCTTGATTTTGCAACATACCTGCACCAACGTTTACCTGCAACGGTGTTAGTATACTGGGAGCGTCTGCCAAGTTGTTATCCTACTATCACATCAAAACTACCGCCGAGTCGACTATCAAAACAAGTGTCAAGATCGCCTGAGGTACAAATAGGTCTGCCATTGACCAAAACTGTGGGATTAGTGCTGGTAGTTGTTGCCACACAATGGATGTGTATTTTGGGGCATTTGAAATGCGGAGTAACAATTTCTCCTAACGTGGCCACTGGTCTACCATTGACCAGCACAGTGGGATCGCCGGTAATTATTGTTCCGCCCATGATATTTGTATCACCTACTCTTTGCACTGGCCCTGGCATGGTATTATCCTAATAAAATTTTACTGCTGTTGCGAACTGCTTTGATTCCAGTGGTTGCTTCTAGATAATGATCGCAGACTTCTTCGCGTGTTTCACAGATCATTGCAATTGCTGTTTTATTTATAGTGATATTTTGCTTGGGATCTCCGGTAAACACAGTAAAAATCAACTGTATGCCTTTTTCTGTGGGCACTGCACTCAATGGATTTTCTACCACATAGTGATCCGCATTGTCTTCAATGATTTTAGCAACAACTTCATCTGCGTTTGTTAGTTTAAGAGTATACACTCGATTCAATTCAATTTTCATTTTAACCTTGTAAATGTTGGCGTAGTTCTGTAAACCCGCCTATTAATTTATCGTCAATAAAAATCTGCGGCAAAGTTCTTGCGTTAGGCACTACTTCTAATAGTTGTTCTTTTGTGTAGCCTTCATTGATATTTCGTTCTTCATATTCAATGCCCTGTGATTGCAATAGATTTTTTGCTTGTACACAATGGCTACAACCGTCTTTACTCCAAACTACTGCTCTTGTCATTTTGATTTCCTTTTTATTATAATATTATAACATAAATAAGTGTAGTTCGCGATACTGACATATCCAACTACTCTAATAATCGGGAAGGATTACCAGCAATGATATTTAGCTCCTGCAATACGCCAACTGCGTTTTATGTTTATGCTTATCTTAGAGAAGATAGCACACCCTACTATATCGGCAAGGGCAAAGATCGACGAGCCTGGTCAACTCAAAAAGTAATATCAGTTCCAGAAGATTCTACTCGAATACAGATTATCGCTTGCAATCTATCCGAACCCGAATCTTTAATACTAGAGAAAAAACTTATTAGTTATTATGGTCGTAAAGATTTAGGAACTGGCATTTTACGCAATCTCACAGACGGTGGAGAAGGTAGTTCTGGGCTTGTGAGATCACAATCGCAAAAAGATAAACAACGAGCTAAAATGAAAGGCCGAGAAGGTCTTAAAGGAAGTATGAATGGTATGTGCGATCTTACCATCTATACTTTTCGGCATGATAACGGAGCTATTGAACGATGCACTAAGAATGAACTTTATTCTAAATACAATTTACTCAAAGTAAATGTTCACGCTATGTTTGGCAATCGCCCCCGACAACAATCAGTCAAGGGCTGGCGCCTTGTTAAAGATCTGGTAGTTCTTCGTAGTTAAGCGTATCGCCCATAATACCAATTACATAATTCGTGCTTTCTGACTCTTGAAGTGCAGTTTGTTTGTTTGATGTGTTGGCGTGTTTGTTGAACCAAGGTATAGGTGTGGTCTTGGGTGCTGGTGTCAGATATTTGATACCAATTTCTTTGAGTGCACCTGCAGCAGTAAAGTCCACAAACTCTTTTAGGATATTTGAGTTAAGACCGATAACTGGACCTTTGTTAAACAAATAGTCAGCCCATTGTTTTTCTTCACGTATGACCTCCTGATACAGTTTATATACTTCAGCTTCGCACTCTATTTTGGCTGCCGCAAACCGTGGATCTTCTTTGACCACTTGATTAATAATCCAAGCAGTCCATTCCTTGTGTAGCAACTCATCTTGTAAAATTAAACTGATAATATTGCCATTGCCAATGAATATACGATTCTCTACCATGGCAAGACTTGTGGCAAACGATACCATAAAACGGAATGCTTCTAACGCATAGCTGGCATGTAGTGCCAACCAAATTGCTTTGACATGTTTGTCTTCGGGTATTCCCACAGGTAACAACTCGCTTTGGCAATTTAATTTATGCAAGTCATCGTAATAACGCCCAACACTTGCGGCCATGTCTACAATTTCTTGTGTGTCATGTATTGTGTTAAACACATCCTTTGGCACATTATAGATGTTGCGAATGATGTGACTGTATGAACGTGAGTGAATGTTGGTCTCCATAAACGACCATACCATTGCCAACGCTTCAAGTTCAGGCAAACTACACACAGGACTAAACACTTGAACCGGCCCACGACCTTGTAAACTATCTAAGGCAGTTTGTCGTAGTAAGTTACTAGTGAATATGTGTCGCACAGTTTCAGTAGCTTCTTTGAAGTCATTGGCATCTTTGGTCAATGAGATTTCTTCAGGCACCCAAAAAAATCCTCGTTGCTCTTGCTCGAACTTGCCAAGTTTTTGATACTTAATTTCTTCAAACCGTTGGACTGTAACCGGACCAGCAGGATCCAAGAACATTTTACGAGTAAGATAATCTGTTCGAGTTTTTAAATTATATTGTTGTTGGCTCATAATTTACAGGCTTCGCAATCTTCTTCTTTACTAAAATCAATTAACTCCAATGGAGCATCATCGTCAGAGTCTTGACTCTTTGACCCATGTTTGTTAATCAAACTATAGTAGAAAGTCTTTAACCCCCAGGCGTGTGCCTGCATGAGATTCTTGGCAATCAATGTTGTTGGAACTTTACGTCCTTCAAAGTGAGCTGGGTTGTAGAACGTGTTGGTACTTATACTTTGATCCACGTAGGCAGCAAGAACAGCTGCGGTTTTTAAGTAGCCATCACAGTCCGTTTGTTCCCACATCAGTTGATACTTGTTTTTAAGTTTGTGATATTCTGGAACTACTTGTGTCAAGCTACCAGCTTTGCTTTCTTTAACTGATATCAAACTCATTGGCATTTCAATGCCATTGGTTGAATTGATCACAACGCTAGAACTTTCTACAGGAGCAATGGCCATCTGTGTAGCATTACGCACACCATAACCTCGCATGGCTCCACGCAGACCTTCCCAATTTAGTTCTGGAGCAAAGTCTGCAAGCTCGTTGACGCCTGCAGCTCTGCGTTCCCACGGAAAAATACCCTTGCCATACCATGTGTGATCACTGTGCTTGCAACGACCGCGTTCCTGCGCCAATTCTACACTGGCTTCTGTCAGGTAGTAGGCCTGGTGTTCCATCCAGGTTTTGACATCTTGTAATGCATCTTTCTCCCCATACCTAAATCCTCGCTTGGCATGCCAGTAGGCAAGGTTAGTGATTCCAATTCCCAGTGGTCTAATTTCGTCATTGCTTAACTTGGACTGAATAGATAGAAAATCTTGGTAATCGAGAATGTTATTGAGACTGCGGTGTAAAATGCGGCAAGCCCTACGCATGTCTTCTGGGTGTCTAAAACTTCCCCAATTTATTGACCCGAGTGTACAGAGCGCAATGCGGCCTTCTGCTTCGTCAATTTCATAGTATTCGTATTCATCATCTATCTCTTCGGGTAGATATTCTATTTCTTCGTATAATTTGTTCATTCTTCAACTCCAAAATGTTTCTCTATCCTGCTAACAATAGTAGAACCTACACCATCATATTCATCCGCAATACCAATACATTCACGCACAATCAACTNGGCGAANNTTTCCATNAACTTTGTCTGCTCTTCCCAAGAATCACCTTGAGTTGTTTTAGCAGCCTNTTCCCAAAGTTGTTTAATTCGTTCGTTCATTTCTGTTCTCCGTGATGTATACTTCCGTCTTTCATCAACTTCAAGTTAAGGTTGTATTGCTTATTGTCGTGGCGTATTTTCTCCAAGCGACCTGCTTTGAAGCCTTTAGCAAAGTATTGTTTATACATACCGCCGTGTTGACTATGCCAGTGGTTTATTGTTATTGCTCTTTCTAATGTAGCACCATCAGCAAGACTTGCACCTTTTGTAAAGCCATCTTCTTGTGCCATCTTAGCGATTTCCGGACTGAACCCTTCGTTGTCATCACCGCCGTTGAATCCGTCTGGAGCAAACTCATTCAGGGAGCCTTCCGCCACACCTTCCGATTCTCCGATCTGTGCGTTTTCAATTAAATTGATATAGTCTCTTATATTTTTGTTCATAATGTTCTACCTTGTTTGTATGTCTTGTTCTCTTTCAGGAACTTTTCTAAATCTTCCGCATTAAGTTTAATATTTTTAATGCCGTTTGTGGCCCAACGATGACTTGAGGTTGCTGACGATGCTTGTTTACGCTGTTCTTCACTTCTATAATAGGGATCATATTTAACTGGAGTAGGGAGTTTCTTATTCACTTCTTCAATCAATTGCTTTAACCCATTATCAATTCTGTTTTTTAAAGTCATTTGACTAACACCGAGTTGTTCTTTAAGAACAGTTTCAATCTCTTTTCTCAACAAATAATTTCCTTGTTTGTTGTTGTCAACACAAAACTGAACTACAGCATCAACTAGCATATTTTTAGTAATGCTAGGTTTAGCATTGCTATTTTTCATACCTACCTGTAAATCTGATCGTAGTTTACTAAGTTTTTTCATTCTTTTAGTTGAATATTTTTCAGTAGTGTTCCCACCATCTCCGCCCTGAGTCATATTGTATCCATTTTTAAATGTATCAAACTGCTCAACATAAAAACACTCTTTCAGTTTGGCTTGTTCCTTTGTCTCTGCTTCGCATAATTGTTCAGAAACAATATTTTCAGCACCATACTTGCGAATAGCACGATGAAAATGTCGATCAGAACTATTTTGAGAATCTTCAATATGCTCTAATAATCTTTCAGTCATAGTCTTCTTTGTGTATCCTATATATTTCTTGTTGTTCAAAGTATGGCAGTAAACAATGTACTTCGTCATAATAATCTCCTACACTTATTTATGACTGAGATACTATTGCCTACTATTTTATCTTCCTGATGTTAACAATGTCATTTGATTTTGTTTTCATAAACTCATCTACATCGGATTTTTTAACTTTAATCAACTTGCGTTCAGGATTCATTCGCTTGAAAGATTTTGTCGGAAGCAAAATTTCCAGACACAAATTTGACTGGTAAATGGTATGATATTCAGGATCAAATGGACCTTGATTTTGAACGTTGTCAATAAACACAAGATAGATGCGTCCTGTGTCAGTGCGCTCTTTTAAGATGCCGCCTTTAAAAACGTCTTCGGCACTCATGGTCTTGGTTCTAAGTCCAGGAGTATTTTCGTATTTCACATACAGTTTTTCAAATTCTGTTGTGTTGCGATAAAAGGCTTCATATAAGTCAGGTACTTGATTCGGGTCAAAGAACGTGATATTTTCTTTGTTTTTAAACCTTCTCCAAAAGAATGCGCTAAGGACAACTCCGTAGTCCATGAATCTAACTCGTGTTTCTTCTGTGCCTTGATTGTTTTTAAGAACAATAAGGTCATCAAACTGAAGATGCCAAATGGGATAAAATACTGTAGCACTTGCATTGCGAATACCTCCTTGTGAACAACTTCTCAAATCTCCAAACCACTTTTTCAAGAATGGTATCATGCCTGTGTGCATGATTTCGCCGCCACGTATGGGCGAGCCCAGTGGACGTAGTCGGCCAATCTCTAAACCAATGCCAGCACGTTTGCTGGCATACTTGGCCATCATCTCACCGCTGGCAAAGATGGAATCGAGATCGTCGTCAGACCTAATGAGGACGCAACTACTAAACTGCTTAGTAGGAGTACCAAGGCCAGCAAGCACAGGAGTGGCCAAGGTGAAGAGTCCGTCTGATGCCGCTTGATAGTATTCTTTGATGTATCGCATTCTTGCGGTGTTGGGTTCTTCACTGTGGAAAACAGTTGCTGCTGCAACCATATAACGGACCTGCGGAGTTTCATATATTTCCTTTGTTGCACGATTTTTTACAAGATATTTTTCAATCATCTGCTCAATAGCAGCATACGAATAAGATTCATCTTTGTCATGATCGATCATGTCATTCATACGATTCCAATCTTCTTCGGTATACCATTCTAATAATTCAGCAGTATAAAGTCCTGTTGCCACATTTTTTTTGACAATTTCATAAAGATGCGGGGGGTCATATGTGCCATAAACATCTTTACGTAACATTGATAAGCGTTGCTTACCTGCTACAAATTGATAATTAGTGTGTCCCACGTCTGGGTTGGTTTCTACGTCTATTAAATCTACAATGGCTCTTAATGTAATACCATCAATTTCTTCAGTTCGAATGCCATCATAAAAATGTAATTGTGCTTTGATTTCAATCATACTTTGACTGACATCTGCTGTACCTTTACATATTTTGGCTACCTGTGCCTGCCATTTTTCAATCATCAATGGCTCTCTTTGGCCGCTTCTCTTAACTACGAATATTTGCGTCATTTCACTCTCATTTTATTGTTATAGATACCGGGCCTGTATCTGTTTTTGAGTTAACTGTCTTTTAACTTTTATCTCTTGGTTGGTATTTACGATAGTATTCTTTTCCCAATTCAATATATATTTTGTTTGATCCAATAGGACTAAATTATGGCTTTGATCCGTCAAAACCAAGCTGGCAGAGACCATATCTTCACGTTCCAGCAAAGTTATAGTATACAGGATTCCGAGCCCTTTTGCAACATCACAATAGACGTTATCACTCAAAAGCTGCCAGGGATCTGGCCATTCTTCAATGTCGTCCCAGTGTAAATGATAAGCATGCCACGGTGCAGCGAGCCACCAGTCATTAATAGCCACAAGTGCCAATTCTTTTGTTAAACTTTGAGTTTGAGTTCTTAATGCAGACCAGGCGTCAAGCCTGTCCCCAAATTCACTAGGCCACATCAAGCTAAATGCGTAATAGAATAAGTCATTGTACCATTGATGCCACTGTTGCTGGATGTATACTGTAGAATGGCTGTGTTGGTGGACTGCGAAACAGTCAATGCTACTCCAGTGCCGGGCGAACCCAAGGTGCTGGTGCCTGTGTAGTTTCCTGTATTTTCCACAAAATCTTCATTATAGGTTAAATCACTTGCACCGCTGTTGGTTGCTACCATGATAGTACCAGTTCGATAATTAGTGCCTCTCACTATGGTATAATTAACACTGAAAGCTTTGGTTATGTTTGTATTAACAGAAAACACTGTGACAGTGGTATTATTTTGTATTGTAACGGTTTGACCAGTTTCAATGACGTATGTACCCAGTGCTAGTTGTGAACTGTTTGTTATGGCAATACTGGCAGTGTTGTTTAGTTGTATTCTTTCATACACAGTGGAATATTGATCGGCACGTGCAAACATATCACTGATGCTGATATTATTGGCATTTTGTATGTCGATAATAACGGTATGAGGATTTGTTATGCCTTGGAATCGATCCCCAACGTCATAAAATATATTTTGGCTAGATGCGTTCAACGTTGCGTAGGCGCCAAATATAATACCTTCTGCATAAATGTTATCAAATACATTACTGGTTATCCTTACGCCAGTTGGGCTACCTAGCACTGGTGGAGCACCTGTGCCCAACAATATACCTTGATACAGTGCATTAAACTTACTATTTGCTACAGTTATACCTTGTACTTGTTGATTGGTGTTAATACCCCAAACTGCTCCACCAAATATACAACCATCAAATACTATTTGATCGCAGATTACAGTTGTAGTGCTGGCAAACTCTACGCACGAAGTAGCAGGAGCATCAGTGGTTATAGTGCCAGTGGTCAGTGGGCCAGAGAATCCAACGTTTTGAAATCTACAATTTACAGCATCCTGTGCTAAAAATACCGACGTTGTGAGATCGAGATTTTGAAATCCCATGTTTGATACAGTGATGTATTGCGGCGGTATTGCGCCATTGCTGCCTATGTTGGCACCAGTTTGTTGTAAGCTGTCGGCTGTACGTGCAACATAGGGTACCAGTGTACTGTCAGCAGGGTTTTCTAAAACTATAACACTGCCGTCGGCACCTTCGCCGTACAATGTGGCATATGGTGGTATGTTGATGGTATCTGTGACACGGTATACACCTGCTGGAAAAAATAAACTGCGTCTAATTTGTGGGTTAACTTCTCTGCAATACAGTTGATACAAGGCACGATTTATAGCCGCAGTATCGTCAGTGACTCCATCACCTACTGCTCCAAAATCTCTGACTGTGGCAAATTGATCAAACCAACTTTGCAGACTTTGCGTCACTGGTGTCCCAGGAGTAGGACCAGTCTGTACAACATATCCAGCGGCCGCACCTTTATAGGTGTAAGTTGTAGGAATTATTAAAATATTGCTGAATTCTGTGAGAATTTCTGTATTGCCAACTATGGGAGCACCTTCTTCTAATGTGCCGTTGCCAATGTATAATTGTCTGGTATCTGTGCTCCAGCCAAATTCAGCACCCGCTAGTTGGGGTAAATCTACTTGCAACCCTTTACGGTTGGTAATTTGACTAATTTGTACAATGGCCACGGTATCGTCCTTGAATCTTATTCAGTATTTAGCTAGAGTACTAAGTTGTTTTTAATGTATTCGTACAGCACTTGGTGCCCGTTTCTGTTGGGGTGTGCCCAGTCTGGATAGAAAAATTCTGGAGTTTTTCTAAAGTATTTGCTTCTTTGTATTGCAGTGGTTTGATAAGGCTCAATTTGATCTTTATGTGCGTAGTTTTTATCAAGCCATTCAAATCCGAGTTGATCGTTTATTAAAGTAATTGCGGCAGAATTATCTATTAGTTTTGTCCAACTTGGAACTAGAAAATTTAAATTTGTAAGTCCTGTAAAATTTCCAGGATGTAAGTCAGCGAGCCCGCCAATTAAATGAATAGTTACATCGTGCATCACTGCATAGTGATTCAACTGACTATACAAATCATAATATAAGTTGCTTATTCTTCCATCTAAATCCAAGTCACTATCTTTAAAAAATACTTTTTCATTGATATATCTGCCAATGTCAGTTTGTATAAAGAAAATATGTTGTATATTTAAATGTTGGTTAATTTCTAAAAATGCATGCAGCGGTAATATTAATTCTTGATTGTTACCACCCGGACGAGACAGGTTCACTACATTGAACCCGTGTTCCATAAAATATCCGCCTAGCCCAGGATGTGATATGTTAGTTTTAATACTGATTCCATTGCCGCCCCATTCGCCTGCACCCCAACTACATCCAGTGATAACAATTGTTTTCATATGTTTAATTAGCCTAATTATATTTTAATAAATAATATACTGCAGGAGAATGATATGTCAAATTTGTGGGCAAGAGACGATAGAATAGATGATAACACTTCACTAAGAGATCTTGAGAAAAAAGTACATTTTTTAATGTCTACGTTATGCGGTGCTGGAATTATCACCACAAGAGGTGGAAATCAAATGGATGTGCCCGACGATATCACTGCTGATGGCAACGAAGTTGGATCGCAAATTCCATCTAATCTTTAATCTATTAGTTGGACAAATAGTATTGCTCTAATCTACGCCACCACTGATCAGACCAATAATCAAAGTCTTTTGATTCTAAGATGAACTCCTGATACACAGGAATACCATCTTCTCCGGGTTTTACACACATCAATACCACACCTTTGCGTATGTTGGTGCCATAAACTTCGTTGTGTGCCAGTGCGTAAGCTGTAAGTTGTAGATAGTAATCTTCAATCCATTCTTGCTTTTTGGGCCGGTTGGTTTGCTTGTAATCAAGTATGCTTTCTTCACCTAAGTGTATGCCTACACCATCGGTGGTTCCTGCATACAAACTAGGAAAGTACAGTGGAATTTCTACTCCCCAGATTTCACTAACATTAGACAGTCCTTGATCGATCACACATTGTGCCATTCGATGACTATCCCATCCGTAAGGATTTGATCCACGGTCGGGCATGGCACCTTCTTTGATATAGCGTTCAAGATAGGTGTGCATACGTGTACCGCGATTGGCAGCTTCTGTAGTAATAGCCTGAGCACGATCTACACCTACACGTCGTCGCCACTCGTTAAGAGCTTGTTTCTTTTCTTCGGGCTTTGTTCGATCTAATACAGTAGTGACACTAGGAACTCGATGTCCGTCGGGCGTGGCATATAATCGCTTGCCGTCTACTGATTCTCTTGATAGTGTGTGATATTCAAATTTTTGTTTATACAAGTTAAACTCTGAAGCTTTCTCCGCAACCGCAGGTGTCGCGAATATTAGGATTGGTAAATTCAAAACCTTCGTTAAGACCTTGACGGGCATAGTCAATGATGGTGCCTTTTAAATACACACTGCTTTTGGGATCAATGAACAATCGGCATCCTTGACATTCTATACACTGATCTTCTGGAGTAGGATAATCTACATATTCTAACACATACGCAAGTCCGCTGCAACCTGTGGTTCTAACTCCAAGACGAATGCCTTCGCCTCGACCGCGCTTCTGTATAACTTGTTTTACCTTGTTGGCCGCACGTTCAGTTAATGAGATCATGTTTTGTCTTGTAATCCGCAACAGCCGCTTTGATAGCATCTTCGGCCAGTATGGAACAATGTATTTTAACCGGCGGAAGCGCCAACTCTTCAGCAATCTCAGAATTTTTAATTGTTACCGCATCGTCAAGCGATTTTCCTTTTACCCATTCTGTAACCAAGCTGGAACTTGCAATAGCACTTCCGCAACCATAAGTCTTGAACCTTGCATCTGTTATAATTCCATCTACTACTTTAATTTGGAGTCGCATTACATCTCCGTTAACCGCAAGCTGGGGCACCGACTAAGCCGGTTCCAACTTGCGCATCTCCTTTATCAAAAGTTCCAACATTACGTGGATTTTCAAAATGATCTATTACATCTTTACTGTAAGCCATAACTATCTCCTGTGATTGATTCAACTACCTCTTTAGGCTGATAACTATCCCATTTTTTTCTATTATCTGCCCCTTTTATAAATTGTATATTCTTTTTGCTCCCAAGTAAAGAAGGATCTATACCTAAATCAAATCCTTGTTTATGTGGAATAATATGATCAACTTGCCAACTATCTTTATACTTACCTGTTTGCGGAATCCATTCGCCGTTAAGGCGCATTTCTTTAAGAGTTCTATAAGTTGCTTTACGAACTTGACTTCGATATAATTTAAGGGGTTCTGTAATTATATTTTTTGGTCTTAAATTGTTTGCTTTACCATCTTTGTTAGGATTGTTTTCTAACCATTTTTTTCTTTGTTGTTCGTTGGGCAGTCCTTTATTCCAGCCCCAACCTTTAGAAAGACCGGATATATTTTGTTTTGCTTTTTGATCNTCTGTGAGTTTAATACCTTTATTCCAAGGATCATACTCTCCGCGATTCAGTGGGTTTTTACATTTTTGTGAGCAGTATTCAAGAAATCGAGGTTTAGTTATAAACTTACAACTACAAAAAAGACACGTCTTTGTTATATCATACTTGTTTTTCATACAAGTATTTATGATTGGCGTGCCAATTTGTGAGTATCATTGGTTCCTAGTGTGTGATTAATCCGCTGATATAATTAGTATCAGCAACTAACCATAAAAATTCTTTAGTGTCTTTGGTATCTAATCTGCGTACTATTAAATGATGTACTCCTGAGCTGTCTTGATAATGTATATTACTTTTTACACTGATTTTAAACTTCTTGCGTGTATTACCATCTGTAAAAACTACAAAAGGTTTCCTGGCTCTAGCATTTCGAAATTTGATTCTAAGCCTAGAATCAAACATTATATCTACTTTTTTGCCACAGAAGATTAATTTGCTGTGTTTAGTAATCTGTGTAACTTGTGCCTGAACTCCGTTTGTCAAACTGGTAACAAAACTATTATCGTGTTCCATTCCGTCACCGGCCTCGATAGTCAAGTTTATTTTTTTCATGCTCAATTAGACTGTGAGCACTTACTGTACTACTTCTGTATGTTTGTGTTTAAGACTTTTTTTCAAAAGTTTAAACCAGAATTTTTTTGCCTTAATTGTATTGTGTCGCATTTCGGCACGGTTAAGTTTTAAGATTAATTTACGTGTTTTCATTTTAGTTTGGTACTGCTACCACTCGTTTGATGCCAGTTTGTGGATCTAACATTTCTTGCCAGTGATATCCAACTGGTGGTACTTGTACAACTGTTTGTGGTTGTGTATAAACAACTGAAGGTTGTTCAACAACTACTGTTGTTGGACGAGTTAGTTCATACCCAACTACTCCGCCAATTACAGCAGGAGCAATCCAGCAACCGCCACACCCGCCACCATAGTATCCTCCGTGCATACCAAATGCACGATATGGGCCGTGTGCCGATGCAGAGCCAATTAGGGATAATAAACTAAATGCTAAAAGTAATTTTTTCATAACAATCTCCTGGTTATAATAATATAACGCCTTAGGCAAGTATTTAGTATACTACCTTTTGAGAAATATGTCAACCTATTTGATTTATTTCATGCCGCGGCGCATGGCCGCTTTGGCATTTTGATCTACTATGTCTCTGGCCTGATCCACTGCCATGGCACCGTCGGCAGGTTCATCGTTGCCCAGGAATCTAACCACACCAGAATTTGGATCCAATGGTTCCAAAATATTCTTCAACGGTTCTTGATTGATCAAGTCGCCTAAGTTCTGCGGAGTAACATTTATACCCATGCTTTTGGCTATGTCAATAAATGCATCTTGACTGATTTCTTTTTTGGCCGCTTCGTCTCCGGCACGACTGCTCAAGAACATGCTGATAGCCGCTAATTTTTTTCCGTTAGCGGCTGCAGGATCTTCTTCAACTTCAAAGATTTTCATTATCTACGACCACGACCCAATGAAGCGGCCGCTGGTCTTGCAGCAGGTTCCATATCAATGTCAGGCAATTCATCTGCTGGATTCATTTCAGGAGGAGGAGGTGCTTCTCCGCCCATTTCAGCATCCATTCCATCTTGTCCCGGAACCATCGGAGCTTGTCCTGTTACTACGCCAAGTGCTTGTTCTAACTGTTGTTTGGCACCTTGCAAGTTTTGCAACAATCCAGCCAATGCTGCAGTGGCATCTGTGTTGAATTGCATGGCTTGGTCAACACCAACTTGATCTTTGATTTGTTGAACCAAGGCAGGCAAATCTTTGAATTGCATGCTGCTGATTTCTTCACTCATTTTTTGCACTTGATCAACCATGTCTTGACTGGCCAATACAACTTGAGCTTGTTGGATTTCACTTTCGCGCAATGTGCGATACAAATTACGACGCAAACGATTTTCCATTTGTTGTTGTGGCATCATGGCCACTGAAGCAACCATTTGTTGTTCGTCGGGATTTAAATTTTGTCCTGCGGCAGCTTTTTTCATTGCGGCCTGTTGTTTGGGATCTTTGATTGAGGAAATCTTCTTAGCGGCGGCTGCAGCTTGAGCATTGGCCACTGTGGGATTCACTGGAGGCATGCCCGAAGTTGATTGAGCTTGATTTTGATTGGCTCCTGCCGTGGATCCCATAGACACAGTGGGTGTTTCACGCAGTTTGGTTCTCAAACCTTGTTCCATCATTACTAATTTTAAATATGATGGGTTTTGTTCGCTACGATGAAACTCAGGCTGACGACGGTGTTCCGTAATCAGCGATCTCACACGACCAAGCATGTGTCTAGCTTGTGAGCGAGTTAGTTGATCAAAACCAACTCGTCCGCCAAAGTAGCTTTCCATTACTTTAGCGACTTGTTTTGTTCGTTGTGGCGCGGCCAGTTCTTGCAGTTTCATTTATGAATCCTCGTTGTTGTCTATATTTAGCCCAATTCACACATTTGGTGAGTTCTATTTCCAGTACCTTTTTATATATGATTTTGGTTTCTAATTTGGTGCCAATGTCTTCGCGAAATTGAGCTTGTTTGCTACGATCGGCCACTGCGGATCTTACAAAAATATCGTTTTTTAACAGTTCTAATTTACGATCAATGGTCAATAATTCTTGTGCTAATTTGTAATTACTATACTTGTCGGCTATACACCAACTGACAGCACTACGAGTACTAGAAAATACGCCGGCCGCTTGTTCTGAACAATATACTCTATATCCAGGTCTAACGGATACTATGCGATATTTTCCAAACAGCTCGTAATCACCATCTTCATTTTGCCATACAAGATTAGATTCTAAGTTTTTAAACTCAGACTGAATCATACGTTCAAATTCAATATCTTTAATCATTATTTGAATACGTAGTGCGTTAGCAACCAAAAAATAGAAGCCGTTAGTGCTCCAATTATACCTATACCCCACCCTATTAGTTGATCTGTGCGTTTATCGGCCATTTTTTCGACTAAGTTATGCACTTCTACTATCATGGTTTTGAGTCCAGATAGTTTGTCTTCGAGCACACATAATTTTGTTTCTAATGCATTGTATCTTTCAGCACACAATTCCACGTGTGCTTCTAGACTTTTCTTTTCAATTTCGGTGGTTTCTAACATAATAGTTTCCCAATCAATTATTTATGGATATAGGATCAAACCAAATGTTTTGATCGGTACCAGCAGTTATTAGCACAGATGATAGGTGTTCTCGATTGTTCAACTGTACTATCATCGGAACACCTTCTGAATCCAATCTCAATATATGCGTAGGGTCTGATCTATCACCAAATACACCATCAGTTTCAGTTTCAAATTCAAAAATCCATGTACGATTTTCTTGTGTGGGATCAGTCAATTCAAACAACTGTGTTCGCATGGATATAATTTGTGTCACGGTTTCCCAATTTCTCTGTTGATTCCTTGCACGGTTCCATGAATTAATGTCAGAGATCAGTTGACCAGTGCGATCTTCAAAAGGTATTCGTGCAGATTTTGCATGCCCGGTGACACCAGTGGCAGTGATATCAAAAAATGTTCTACAGATAAATCGCATGTAAGTTGCGATCAACTTTTACTGAGCTGGTATATAACTCGTACTCGTTCTAAAGCATCTTGTATTGCAGGATTTGTTTTAGCAGCTTGTCGTATTTGTGCCCATAGCTGATCTTCTCGTAATTGATCTTTTATATCTATTGCTCGAGCACTTTCACTATGTAGTTGCCGTTGAGTTGACCCATGCTCTCTAACATACACTGTTTCACCACCATCGGGTGATTCGTATATAATTGCTTCAGTAATTTTGTTGACCATCATAATATGTCTATTTAACGCCAACAAAAAACCCCAGGTTTTATTCTGGGGTTGTTTTGCGATAGTATCGAACTATTATTGTGTAGTAAACAATGCATAAGCATTGCCACTTACCCAACCAATGTTCAAACCACCAGTGGCGTTGGCGCCTTGAGCTGCAGCCAAAACAGTTGCTACGTTAGCAGCGCCTGTTGGATACAACGCCAAGTTCAATGTATTGGCTGATGCCAATGGTGTCACTTGATACATAGCAACAGTTGTGGTCTGTTGGATTGCAGTCAATGTATTAGAAATGTATCCGTTGGCATTACCTGCGCCGGATGCAGTCAATGCTGAATTAGCAAAGAGACTGAAAAAGTCTAATTTTGGACCTTGGAAGTTTGTGACTGATTGTGCAGCCAAGTTAGCTGTAGGTGCAACATTACCGTTTAATACGTCTGTTGCAAATACCGGTTGTGCGCCACCGGAAACGATTGTGATATAAGCCATTTGAAAATCTCCTTAATATGTAGGCATTCTGCCTTACACTTATTTATCTTTTGGAGATAAAATTGTGGGTTAGGAGATCAAATCTGGATTATTCAAAGCACGATTACCAGCAGAGAATCCAAATCTATTGACCAGTTTGGCACGCCCTGCGGGTGTGGCCAAAACCCACCCTTCTTGTCCAGGTTGTTGACGATCCAATTGTTGCAGTAAATCGCTTTTGAGATCGTGTAGCCCTAAAAATGCAGTAAAGGCAGCACTGATACCATCCATGTTACTTCTTGGACTTTGTAGATATTCCACTATGTTGGCAAATTTTCTTGGAGTCACATTGGCTCGCAACCATTCTCCAAAGTCAGGTAACAGGTTGTCAAAATTGCTGGTTATTCTTGAATTGATATAACGTTTGCACAGTGCTGGCAAATCAGTGATACCATGGCTACGAAGATCTATAGGGCTAAACAACTGATCAATGGCCGGGCCTTTGGCTCGTAATAATTGTTTGAGTTCTGAGACTAATTTGGCATTGGGATGAACGTTTTGTATTTCTTTCACATTGGGGGTGATCAACAACAGTCCCGGCACAGACCGGAGTTTGACATCACCCAGTGGCTCAGCAGGACTCATTGGGTCAGCAATACGTGTATGTATTGCAACTCCTACTTCACTGTTACCGATTTGTTGTCCCAAGTTGCTGTTGGCAGGAATTTTGTATTCAATAAAGTTAGGTCTGAACACATATGCTCCTGCTACTTCTGGAGGAGTTTGTGTATACAGTAAATCACCTTGAATATACCCTTGGAAATTGGCAGGCACTGCAGCACTTAACAAAGGCCAAAGCTTAACATAGATAGCAATTAGATCACCGCGTTCACCACCCCGCTGATTCATGATTTTTGCAATTTGTTCTGGGCTTGTGGCCAATCCGTCATAGCCTTTGGCCAGGAATCCTGACTTGTCTGTAAGTACAAACTCGCCAGTGGGCTTGCGCCCAAATATAATAGCAGGCTTGCCGTCCCATTTCACAGTGGTAGTTTTTGCAGTATCGGCCGCTGCATCAGCAATAATTTGTAGGGCTTCCTTGATGCCACGACTGCCTTTTTCAAACACAAGATCTTCGAGATGTTCGATACGTACATCCTTGGCCGATTCCACCAATGGTCTCATGCCTTGATTCACAATACGGTCTCTTAAACGAGCAAGAAAATTAGTGTCTGACTCTCCGCGGGTTTCAAAGAATGGCACTCCTTGATTGGCAAAGTGTTCTCTAGCATCTGCTAGTTTGGCATCACGTTTGGGATCGTTAGCCAGTGCTTGTATAATTGTTTCTACACTGTACAAATCATCTCGAGTGGCTGATTTGTTCAACAACAGTTTGGCCACCTTGTCTGGATCATCTGTGATAACTTGATTTGTGGCACGGTCAGCAATACCAGCAATTTGATTCAGTTTATAGCCCATGCTTTTGGCCATTGAGTTCATCAACACATTGCGATCAACACCTTTGTATTCTGAATTTGCTGGTGCAGTCAGCACAAACTTAGACCATGGCACATTTTTTAAAAACATAAAATCTGTTTGCACATATCCATTGGCCGGGTTGCCACCTATGGGAGTTTTAAAATGTACCGCAGTACCAGTTTTCTTTACGTAATCTTCGGGTTTAAATCCATGACTTTGTACCCATTGACCAAGGCGGGTAGTCAACTGTTCTTTGGTCACTCGGTTAGCATCTACTGCAACATCTAAATCGCCGGACGTGGGTTTGAGTCCTGTGCTGCCCAGTGTGTTGTTTTGTAGGTCAAGTCCAGGTAGCATCAAATCCAGCCAAGCAAGAGTAGGTTTAACATCAGTTTGATTGATACGTTGTGTCAGGGCGCGGCCATCGCCATCTTTGAATACATTGCCGCCTTCAAATATATTCATATTGGTGTCATCCCCAAAGTCATCAAGAAGGCATCAACTTGAGCATTACCGGTTTCTCTAAATGTTTTGTCACCGTTTGTTTGTAATACCTTGCCTATCTGTGCCTGTTGCATGGGGCTAACTCCTAGTGTGCTTAATTTTTGTTGCATGGCTGGTTTCATTGTGGAGGCTATTACACTGGAATTGGAACGAGGATTTTTATTTTTTATTTTTTGGGCAACAGCTTGTACCCCAGCCGATGCCAACATACAGTATTGAAAAATAGCTGCATTTTGTTCTGGGGTACCGCGAGTGTTGACTACTTTTTCCAGAGCAGTTATTAATTGGGTGTTTAGATTTGATATATCACGGACATCATCCATGTCTATTGTTTCGCCAGTGGTTTTTTCTCGAGTTTTAAGTTTTTCATCAGACCAACGCACAAATGTTTCTGCATATCGATCTTCTTCGGGTGTACCTGTTTCTTCAAGATATCCTTGACTTTTCATTGCAGCTATGATTTTTGCGTCAGCAGGATCATTGGGATTCAATTTGTCTTTACCTACTTTAGCATACTGGGTAGGTGGTGCAGTACCAGCCGGTGGCGCAGCAACTGGCGTAGGTGGTGCAGTACCAGCCGGTGGCGCAGCAACTGGCGTAGGAACAGATCTGGTTTTAAGTTGAGATTTTTCAAATTTGGGCCAAGCATCGGCTATGGCCTGGGAAAATTGTGTAACTGCTGGATCGCTTTTAAGTGCTCTATATTTGAGCCTCCAGTTATCGCTGGGAGGTTGATACTGCATACCAAATCCTTTTTTCTCCATGCCTTGCGCTACACCAGCAGCTGAACTTCCGTAGTCACCTGTCATTCTTTGCAAAGGAGCTGGCATGGCCTTGCCTAAGGCTTTGTTTGCTGCCATGATCTTGTTGCCTGCTTGTGCAGTTTTGGTATTAACGTAGTCATTGGCTTGACCAATTTTGTTTATGGCGCTGCCAACCACACCTTTGGCTTTTGCGGTCGTAGATTTAAGAGTATCCATGAACCCTTCGTTCAGTGGGTGTTGTGTTAGTTCATGTATTTGCATCTGTGCGTCTCACTTGACGGGTAAATTTTCCAGGATCTCTGAGCTTGATTGCATTGATCAATTTGCGTTGTAGATTCTCTGCTTGTTCTGGTGTATAGCTAGAGTCAATTTGCTCCAGTAATCTTATGGCACTGGCAATAATATTGGCGGCGCGATTTTCTATAACATGACGCTGATCACGTTCTGCGTATAGACTATCTAACTCTTCTAGTAAACTTCGCGTTTTTTTTTGCATTTTGTGCCAGAACCTTTAGAGTATTTATTGCTATGTGCAACAAATACCTATAAATATTTTGTGATAAATCTATTAAAAAAGCAATTTGTTATAGTACATTTTACGCACGGCTCAGGCGGTAAATTCTTATCCACAGTTTTACAAACATCAGCTCAAATTGACCATTGATCCGACATGTTAGAATCTAAAAAATCAGCTAATTCTCTATTTAAAGAACTAATTTTAAATTATGTTTGCAGATCTTTTCTCCTAGAGCATAAATGGCATTTTGATCGTCGATTGCCTTAATTGATTGCATATAGCTAGCACAGGAATAGCAAGCTCGTCTGGCCATGCTTGAATAGTTTCTTGTACATGGGTAGTTAAATGTCCATTGTATAGCATCTGACGATTATTAATTAATCTTTTATGGTGTTGATTTCGTAAATGTTTAGCCAACGACAAGTCAGACAATATTTGTTTATTAAGATATATTGCATAATAACATCTTTCCCACAAAGTGTCTCGATATTGATAACTGTGATCAATTACGTCCGAAAATATATCAAATCCTATTTTTTCCAAATCATTGGCATGCCCATACCCGCCTACAAACAACGGAAATGTCAATCCTAAAATAGAATATAATGTTTTTTCAGTAAACACTGAAGAATGCGCATATGTAACCGATTCGCTGATCAACGATACTGCACTTGATGAAAATAAATTTCCTAACCAGTTATTCCACGTTGATAAATTATTACCATAATCTTGTATACTTACAGCACTAGCAGTAGGCTCTGAAGAATAAAAAAAACGTTCGTCAATCTCAACTGGATGTAAAATACAATTTCTAAGATCAGAAGTATACGTTGTCTGATTTGGATCTAGCTGGTTCCATTGTTGTATTATTTCAGACAGATCAAATTTTTTTCCAATACCACTCCATGTGTAATTAAAGTTTTGAAATTGAAAATATTCAACTAATTTTATTAACAAATATCTATTAATTTGTTTTTTGTTGATAACAAAATTAAAACAATACTCGGTGGTAGGAACTATATCAACAAATTTAAGAGGTTGAAATTTCACAAACTCTAGTTCGAGCCCGCGAATCACTGTTGTATATATTTTTTCAAAATGATTAGAGCTAATAGAAAATGCATTATCTCCTACAATAAATTTTGGATGTCCGTTTACTTCACAAAATTTTTTTAGTGCGTCAGGATCAATTGTATCAGAAATCCAAAGAATTGATTCAGTAAGATTCTTAGAGTGATTATGATGTATTATCTTAGAAGAATGTAAATAAATTACCGGAATCATGTTTGTTTAATCTTTCCTAATAATTGTTTGAGTTTAGTACTTTGTACATCAGCGGTAACTTTGCTAACTTCACCGGAGTCTTTATCAACAGATTCTGTTACACGACTTTGTGTTTTAATACTATCGTAAATGCTAGGTTTTTTAACAAACCCGCTACTAGATTCATCTGCAGATTCTCCTGAGTCTGTAATACGCATAGTTTCAATATTGTATTCTAAATCAATCTTTTGTCCTACTCCTGTGCTACTACGACTTTTCATACATTGTATTTGATATCGCCCACGTTCTTTCATTGCGCGACTTGTAAATATACCAAACACATTATCTGCAGTATTAATTTTACTAATACCGCCACTAATGTGACTGTGATCAAACTCTACTTCCTCCACCGCTGATCTATTTAATTGGCTTGCAGTCACAAACAACACATTGAGTTCTTTGGCCAAATTTCGTAGTTCTTCGCTGACATATTTGTCTTTGACAAATAAATCATTGGGGCTTACTTTTGCACTAACTGGCATTAACAAATCCAAATAATCAACCATGATAAAATCTACACGCAATCCTGTTTGTATTTGAACTTCTTTAATATAACTGCGAATATCATTGATATTGCTTTGTGCTGGCAATGCTTTGACCCTATATTGGCCAGATTTTTTGGCCATCATTTTGACTTTGAGTTCTGTGGCATCTATATCTCGACGAATTTCTTTAGTGCCCATGTTGGTCAGCATAGCATCTGTTCTCAGTGCACACAAATCTTCACTTAATTCTAAACTAACATACACTCCACTGAGTCCTTGTTGTAACCAGTTAAGTGCAATGTTCATCATCACAAGACTTTTACCGGATCCACTTCCACCTGCAAAAATGTTTAACTCACCTCGACTAAATCCACCATACAACAGTCGATCCATCTGGGACCATCCTGTGCTAACTTGTCCGCCTGAATTAAAATATCTATTGATACGTAATGCAGGATCGTCAAAGTAGTCTATGCCCATGTCCTTGGTCAGACTAATTTGTACTGCATCTTTGATCAGTTTTTCAACCGGATCATAATCGCCTTTTTCCAACAAGTCTGCAGCTTTTAAAATTGCTCGCTCGAGCTCTTGCCGACGAGTAAAACTTTCAAACTCCTGCATAAACCATTCAAAATGCCCTTCATTTAAGTCAGGCGTATGTACGAGTTTGATACCTGTACTGGCAGATATTTGTTCTATAGTTGGCAATGTTTTGTGATCAGTACTGTGCTTCTTGATAAACTCTGCAGCTGGCCGTAAACTGCGATCAAAATTTTCTGGATTGTAAATATTTTGTACACGTATGTAACTGCCGGCATCCTGCAGCATCATTTCTAAAAACAATCTTTGTACATCAATTCCATATTCTTTTAACAATTTATTTCCTTATAATATTTTCCTATTGTCAGACTGTTTCTCCAGTTAGTATTTCTTTTATTATCAATTTTATCTAGCGTTAATGTCCAGTTATTATCTTCATTGATTATCAGTGTATTTTTAATATAATTACCTATTCCAGATAGTTCCGGAATAGATCCTAAATGATCTATTACATGATTTTTTACAGCAATTGGCAAAAATTTAATATCAAAATTATTAGCCAATTGCCAGCAAAAATCGGATTTATCTCCCTCTCTATTTGTTTGTAAATTTTCACTAAACCACTGCCACACATTAAGTGTTTCAAAGATATTATAACACCCAACCGTCATATTGACTCCAAACATAACATTTCCGGGTAAACTATTTTTCATTGCAATAATGTTATTACTTACGGATTCCCAATTACCAGGCCATCTGACATATTCAAATGCTAGCTCAGTTGCATCAATACTGAAAAATAGTTTAACTAACTTAGCACTACTCCATAGATCTATTATTTTATCATTGGGCATAACAGTACCATTGGTATTGTAACTTATAAACGTATTTTTTAATACATCTTGATCTTTCAATTTTTCTAATAACTCAATTTGATCATTGTTTAACAATGGTTCTCCACCATTAAAGTGTATTTTTTGTATATTTGTAAAATCTAATCTATCTAAAAAATTATTCGACTTTTGAAACTTTCTTCCTATGTTAATTAATTCAGTCTGTGTGTAATTTAACTCGGTTGCCCATAGACTACTATTTGTTGGGCCGCACATAATACAGGCAAGATTACATGCCCATGTTGCACTATGATCAATGCATGCTAACTCTAGTAAATCGGATGGCGGAAGATTAAAAAATTCAATAGCACTTTGTCGTCGACTTTTGTGTCCAATTGCTTCTGCATCCCAACAACGAGAACATTCCGACGGTTTTACTCCACGGGCAAACTCAGATCGAAGATATGTTAAATGAGGGCTTTTATAAAAATCAAAAGTATCAACCGCTTCAATTTTTGAACCTGCTTGACAGCACGGTGCAACACTGATATCATTGTCGTTGACTCGATCTATATATATGCTACGATAAATTTCAGGACACCAATTTTGCAATTTGCCGTTTCCTTAATTCTATTTTTAACTTTGTAGTTTCTCTTGCTTGAAATATAGTTATCATGGTTGCTAATCGACCCATTTTTACTACCGCATCATTGACGTCTTTGATTCCTTCTGGCCAGTCCGGTATACTAACTGCCCATCCAAGTTCT